TCGTATAAGTCCTAAAAACAAACGACCCATGAACCTCAACAGGTGTACCCTTTACAAACTCAAAAGGATTCATTTCCTCAAAAGCAGTTATGTTAAACCACATTGTTTCACCATTGTCATAGCCACCCTCAGCATTTCTCTTACCAGGCGTAGATCCGACACGAAAAACATAATAAGGCTTGCCCATCTTTGAAACCTTAGTCTCAACATCAGCTGCCATATTTCCACGAACAACAATTTCACACTTAGCCATACGACTCTCTCATTCATCCCAAACAAGTCGGGGTACAACCACACTACCGTCAATCAACGACAATATGCAACCCATTCACACAATCCCTATGCCCACAAGAACGCACCCCAGGCAAAAACAACTCCCCATGAACCAACGGATTATCATCACGATCAAAATCCCCACGCCAAGGCACACACCTAGACGCACCATACTGAATACTCAACGCCGGACGCATACGACAAGACACACACAACACAACCTGCTGCCGTCTCTTAACCAAAGGCACCTCCCACGAAAGGCCACACCTCTTACACAAAACCCGATTATCATCCACAATCCAAGCGTAGCGTAATCACAGGGAAAGGCTCAAGAGGGTAGAAATGGCCTAAGCGACCATCTCAAACCACAGGTATAAGGACTGTCAGGTTTTCTAATGGGTCTATCCTCACGGGTAAGACTATCTACGCCACACGTTTAATCAGCTGCACGGATGCTAGGTAGATACGAAGTAGCATCGCCAATCAAACTCTGTTCTACTCTCAAGAACTCTTACCTGATCTAAGGTTTCACAATTACAGGTACGCCAAACTGACGGCCTCTAACGCCCAGTATCTCCGCTTGTGAAGCGAGAGCCAGTTTTATAGCAGTCTGACGGTTTAAGAACCTCTGCTTGAAGATTTGATTATAGGTCAAGTTAAAGAGTGACTCCTTGGAGAAGAATCTTTAAAGCCAGTTCAGCCTGTTGAGGAACAACGCCATTTCCACACGCTTTCAACTCATCCACACGTGATAAACCTGCATCAGTTATCCACCCATCAGGTAAACCCATCATCCATTCCGTGAATTTACTGGACAAACGGTGTGAACCTTCTTTACCATCTGGCTTAGTAGGAACTGGAGGTTTCCTGTGGATAACTTTTTCCCATCTGTTGACAGCAGGTTCAAACTTTCCCCAAGAAATTTCAGATACCTCACCAGAATTAAAAATTGCCCTAGCCACTGTATCCGTTTGCACAACACCATTACGTGTGTGATCCTGAGTTCCGTCTTTGTGATCACGAGCTGCTGGTGTTGGCATCATCTCCATTCGCAAAGCCACACCCAAACTAACTCCTGGCATACCCTTATACTCGCCATCCTCCATCTTCTTACGGCGAGCCAAATAATCCTCAATAGGTTCGTCATAATTACGAATGTGACCCAACGCCGGAGTTGGCAACAAATCTTTAGCAATCGCATCAGAAACCTTCAAACCATTCTCAGCCGCTAACTGAGCCATCTGATCGCGTACCTGCAACATACGATTCTTCTCACGAGACTTCTTCTCACTAATCGCACCACCTTGACCCTCAATAGCCGAAGGTGTACGCAACATAGACTCCTCAGGCACGTCATACACGCCATTATTCAGAGCCTTAATCTGTGTACCCAACTGAGGAGTGCCACGGCGTAAACCAGCCTCGTAACCCTCAGGAGACCAATCTCTAGCCTTCGGTGTTGCCAGGGTAGGCGATGATAAAGACTCGGAATCGGTTGTGAGGTGCTCCTGCATCGGCAGCTCGTAAACCAATCCATTTACAGTCATACCCGATGTCTGCCAAGTCTGCAAGAACAGTTCCAAGTGCCCGCATAGGAGATTTTCCGTCCCAATCTTCTCCCATACACCACGAACAGTGTTCCACTTCAGAGTGGGCTGTTGCACTAAGGATTCCTCGGACATTTTCAATAACCACCAATCTTGGACGTAAAGTATCAATTGCTTTATAAAACTCCGACCACAAACCAGATCGGGTTCCCTCTTTTAAACCAGCCCGCTTACCTGCAAGGCTTAAGTCCTGACATGGAAAACCACCAGTTAGAATGTCAACCGGCTCAACTTTTGTCCAGTCGACTTTTGAAACATCTTTGAAGTTAGGTATGCCAGGAAAGTTCTTCTCAAGAATTGCTGACGGTGCATCTTCCCATTCACAATGCCAAACCACTTCAGCACCAGTGACATTAGATACGGCAATGTCTAAACCACCGTAGCCACTAAATAAACTGCCAATTTTCATAATTCCCCTTTTTTTACAGTTTAGTAATGGAAGTCGTAATTTGGCAACTCTGTTTTACCAAAATTATCATCCAATAAAAACCATTTGCCATTATGCCAAACAGGAATAGAAGCTGCATCTTGCCAGTGCTCCAGTTTCCAACCCATGCCTTTAGCCAACTTAGCAGCTTCGGCATTCATCTCAATCTGGCAGTTAAACCAAGAGCAAAGAACAATAATGTTAGACGGCTTATCCTTCTTATGAGAACCACCCATTCCCCTATTAGAACGGTGCTGAGGAACCAAAGTCGCATCAGTAGTACCACAATGCAAGCATTCTAGATCGCGGTCAAGAAACTTCGACCACTGCTTTTGACTCATTCTTCCCACGGTGGCTCCGGACTTCTAGCAGGATCAGTCAAACCAGTAGCCATAAAACCAATTGTGGCAGTCTCGACCCTAGAACTATCAATAATGGCAAGATTGCCCTCAGAACGACACTTATGATTTATACGCCACTGATTCAGCAATTTAATCTCATCAGACCGTTCAGCCTGGAAACTAGCACCACACGAACAGGCCTCAGAGATCATCTACTTCACCAAATTTTTCAATAACTTTCATCTCGCACCAAAATAGGAAAGCGAAGAAAGATGCGGTTGTAGCCCACATACCAAGTATGAGAACTGCAATCCACACAATCAAAAGCCACATTAGCGAAGAACCTTAAGTTCCGTCTCAACCATACGAGCAATAGTCTGAGTGCTCAACTGAGCCAACTCCAACTGCTTCAATTTCAACTTGATCCGGTTGTATTCAGCCCTAGCCAAATCAGCCGCCAACTTATCATCAGCAGACTTCAACTTAGCAATAGCCTCTTTATCCTTCACAGTCCCATCAGTAGTCTCCATAAAAGTCAAAGCCAAAGTACGTTCATACCTTGCCTCAGCATCAGCCAACTTCACCTCAGCATCATAAAGAGCCCCAACGCCTTTAGCTGCTTCCGCTTGGATTCTCTGTAATTCTTCGATTATCCCACTCGGAGTAGTATTCGCCACTCTCAACCCTTTCTAAACGCTTCATACCAGTCTCGTGAATCACCTCAGCCATTGTGCCGTTAGCCCCATTCTTAGGGTCAACCAGTTGAGCGTAAAGTTCACGCAACTCGACAATGCTACTTAGCAGAATCCTTAGATCCTTTATGTCCATTGCCTAATTCCTTGATCTTGTTCAAAACATCTTCCGACGCCTTTAGTCTAGAGGCTTCAACAAACAAAGCACGTAGGCCGTCTAGATCTTCTTTCCAAGCCAGATCTTCGGCAATCTTTAGCCAGTCACGAGCAGGGGCTGGTGTCACACCACGTTCGGCTTTAGCCATCTCCTCACGAGTAGTCCTCTTATTACCGGAATACCCAGCGTTAGCCAAGGCTCGTCCAATCGCACTGCTCTCACAGGTCTCAAGAGCTGCGGTCTTTTGAGCCATACCTACGCCATCAATTTCAAACGCAAGACCAGTAGCTTTCAAATACCAGCCATCAGACTTTAAAGCCACCTCATAAAGTTCCTCAGGATAAGGCAACCAAATCTCTGCCTGAACTACCCAAGTCGAAACCTGACGATCCTGAAGCGTAGTCAAATTCTTTGTAATCACACGCATCAGAGGGTGATCTTTATATGCCCTATGTAGACGTTGCTCAACAGTTTCATAATCGTTCAAATTAAAATTAGCCATGGTGCTCATTTCCCCTAATATCCTCTAAAATTCCCTCTGCAAAATGCCAAAGATCATTACAAGAATCATCCTTGCCACATTCTTTTAAATCTTTAATTCTTTCTTTCAAATAATGGATAACCGCAGCTTGTTCTGTGAAACGACCTGCATTAAAACCAGCAGCTAGAATTTTCTGCTCACGCTTTTTAGTAATCATCCAAGTCTCAATTCGTTCAAACCTGGGCGGAACTCACGTTTCACGAATCTAAAAATGACAACCTTGCCCTGATCTGTTTCCATCTTCACCAGACGTTCCATGTCTGTCTCACGAACCTCAATAATGGTTCCCTCAACATTGTTGATAGTGGTCTTTTGACCTACTTCGTAATCTTGCATTTACTTCCCTTTCTTCCATTGAATGTACGGTGCACCAACACCACGCTGAGTGCGGAACAAAACAATCTCATCATTGATTGTCCCCCACTTAGCAGAGCCTAAAGCCTCCAGTGTTCTCGATTGTAGTTCCTGATACTCGGTCTTAGCAACCTCTAGTTTGTCCTTAGCCAAAGCCAGATACATACCCAAATCGCCCAATTCCTCAATGTCGTCTTCATGAATCTCAGGCTTCAAACGCCTTATAGTCTCATAAGTAGAATCAGATCCATCCCAAGCCGGTTGAGACCCAACCTGCACATGATCCCAGAACCGGCGTAAAGCTGCCAAATTAGACTCAGCCAAGAACTGGTCAAACTCCACATCAAAAGTCTTGTAGCGTCCACCACACAGGGCTACAATGGTAGCATGTTGAATCTGAAACAACCAAAGATACGACTGGATTTGTGCAATGTAGTTAGGTGGAATGTCAGACGCTGACTCCCAAAAATCTGCTGTGGTCTTAACCTCAATCAAATGTAAAACACCCTTATCGTCACGATAGAACGCATCAGGGTTAGCCAATAACCAAGGATGATTCTTAGACATATAAGACCCAGATTTAAACACATCAAAAGTCGGATTCTCTAACTGAAACAACTCCAACAACGGATCCTCAAGCAACGTACCCAAACGCATAGCAGTCGAAGCCTCAGTATCAGGAATTTCACCACGCACTTTGTAATAACAAGTAATAGGTGACTCCCAAGGTGACAAACCTAAAGCTGCACCAATCTGCGAACCACCAATACGACCCTTACGTTGCTCATACCACTCAGGCGACTGATTCTCAAAGAAACCAAGAAACTCTGCCCTCTCCGATGTTACTTTGCCTTTTCTCATTTTTCCCTTTCATTTGACAACTGCACATTCATCAACATACAGTATGGGTATGACACAAGCAACCAATGACAGACTCTTAATTGCTCTATACAAAGCGATAGAGGACGAAGGTGGTGTGCCTTGTGAACAAGTGCCTCATATCTTCTACCCAGAAGATGAACCAAACTGGCACAACCGAATGTTTGAAACCCGTGAAGCCAAAGCCATCTGTGGGACATGCCCTGTGCTAAAAGAATGCTTTACCTACGGAGTAGTCAGTGCCCAACCATGGGGAATTTGGGGTGGCACAAGTGCCGAAGATCGCCGCGACATGAAATCAAAACGGCGTAAATACAAAACTAGCGATTAAGCCACCAGGCTTGAAAACTCAGCAGTTTAATAATTAGCCACTGAAGTAACCGAGACACGGTTTACTTCTTGTCGCCCTCAAGTTCGTCAATGTCGCCAAAGTCAAAGTCTGAGAAATCAACACCATCTTCATCGGCTGAAGTCTTAACGGCTTCCATAACTTCTTTGTTATCAGATGCTTGCTTGGCTACAGCTGCACGGAAACCCTTTTCAACATCTTCATCAGAAACGTGAGCATCCCAAGCGAGTTGCACACCAAAAAATACGATGATAGATGAGAAAACAGTAGCCACACCCACAAGGCCACCCATAAGCCAACCAACAGTTGTCGAACCCGCTGCCATTCCAGGGATGAACGCAAACATGATCACACCAATAGAACGAACAAGGATGTTTTTAATTCTCTTAAGCATTTTTAGCTTTCTGTTGAGCGATACGGCGTTCTAGGTAAGCGTGAGCATCGTAGACTTTGCCAGCAAAGACACCATCTTTTAGCATTGAAAGAGTTAGGTGCAAGTGCACACCTGATGAGAACTTGCCAGTGGTACCAGCACCGCCGATAACGTCACCGCAAGCAACTTTTGTGCCAACCTTTAGTGGGCTTGGCTTATCAAGGTGGCAGTAGCCAAAGTAAAGTTTCTTTGTTTCTTTACCATAAGGACCCTCAACCTCAAGAACAACAACGTTGCCCAAACCATCAGACCATTTGTTGACCACGATCTTGCCATCTGAAACAGCCATAAGTGGTGTGCCACCAGCAAAACCATTGTAATCGGTTCCACGGTGACCGTTTGGGTGCCAAGAATCAATCACTCCGAAAAGTGGTCCCATCTTGAATTTCTTAAGTGCGTGAGTCCAATTAGCCATAGGTCTATTTTACCTTGTAGTTGTCTAGCCACTTTTCGATGAATAAACGCCTAGCATTCTCAATCGTTTCAATAGGTGTATTTGGCTTATCAGCAAACCACCAACGAACCCACTTCTCAGCCTCAGCCTTGGCACGGGGTAAACGATTCATATCTACAATTTTACTCACGATTGCGTAGAGGATAAGTAGCAACCCATAGAGCCATAGTGCCCAAAATGCACCAGCCCACTACAGTCTTTGCAGAACCCTCCAAAACAAGCCAAGCAACGAACATACCAAGTAGAGTCCAAACCTGACCCAAAATGTCGTTTAGAAAATCTTTCACTGTTTTCTCCTAATGGTTGAAGATGAAACTGAGGCGGTAGCCACAGCAGTCGTAGCAATGTTTCCTGCAATAACAGCAGAAATAACAACCTTTTCTGATTGAGCACGAACCTCAGGTGTCATGTCAGCACCCACGTTACCCAGAGCGTTAAATGCTTCAAGCACAGCCACAGCTGCATTACCCAAAAGTGGAATAGAAGCAATAGCCTCAGGTATAACTGGATCATCGGCCTTTGCTTCCTCAGCCAACGCACTTAATTGTTCCTCAATAGTAGGTACAAATTCAGGGACAAATTCAGGGCTAGGTTCCGGACTAGGTGCTGGACTAGGTTCCGGCTCTACAACAGGCATAGGAGGCTCAGGAGCCGGTTCTGGCTCAACAGTTGGGACTGGTACTGGAGCCGGTTCTACGGTAGGCTCAGGTTCAGGAGCAGGGGCTGGAGGAGGGTTGAATGGTGCTGGTTCTACTACTGGCGGTCGTGGTTGTTCTGTTGGTTCTGGCAAAGGACTTTGAGTAGGTTCAGGGGTAGGTTCTGGAATTGGTTGAACCGGCTCAGGAGTCAACACAACAGGTTCCTCAACCTGAACAATTCCATACTGTTCTAAAGTCACGACAGATCCATCAAGCAAACGCACACCAGTACGAGACCAAGGATACTCAGGACCACTCATGGCGTAAGCAATAGCGACAGAACCATCACTATTAATAGCTGCGGTAATAATAATGCTGGTAGGAGCAAAAGCCCCATAATTCCACATACCGTAAGGTCTCGCAGAAATGTCAACACGGAAACCACCGTCTGAAGTTTGAATAATGAGATGTTCATCCCCGCGATCTGGGAACACAACCCAGTCCATTGAATAAAGGCTTATAGAGGGTGTGCCAGGGTAATCCCAGTAAGTGTTATCTGGTCTACCGAATGTTATGACCGAATTTGTGGTTGCGTAGACGCTTGTGAATTGTTGACCATCAAAAGTAACATCAACTGATAAAGGAACTTGATAGGACGTATCGTCTCCACCGCAAGTCTCTAAAGTACGAACAACTGACTCAGAGGTAGCAGTATCAAGAGCTGCAATAGTTTGAGATTGCTGTGTTGTAACACAAGAAGCCTGTGCAGGTGAAGCAATTAAAAGAGAACCGAAGGCCAGCGTAGTAGCCGCTACAAATCTAGCGACTTTCAACATTTAAAGTCCTAAAATTTTAGTTATAAAAGCACCCAAAGTACCAGCAACGCCAACCATGCCCACAATCATCCAACGAAACTGCTCCAAAGTCCGGATACGTTTCTCGTGATCCAAAACATTACGTTCAGTCCAAGTAATGTGATTTGGCAGTCGCTCGTTGAGGATTGTCACCTCACGGATAAGTTCTTGTGCCCAAACGGGTACTTGCTCTTGCTCCAACGTCTATCTCTCTGTTAGGCGTAGGGATAAAGTATTAAATAACTAGTGTGTCTGCTTCTTCAGCGGTTAGAGGCTGACCAGCGATAAGCTTCGCTTTAGCAGATGCCTTTAAAGTTGCTAGTGCTTCAGCAGCAACTATATGCTCTGCCTCAGCCCGAGCAAAAGTCGCAGCATCAGCCTGACGCTGTGCAATTTCCTCAGCAGTCAAAGGCACAATAGTTTGTTCGCCTGTTGAACAATCAACAACAATTTTAGTTAGAATCTCAGTCATAACTTCTATCCTATCTTAAGATACAGTTGCCCCACCCGAGCCTTGTAAAATTCCATACAGACTGGCGGTACTATTTTGAATCAAATTTGCTCCAGAAGTAGAATCTGCAATAGATAATGAAGATATTGCATTTGTATTAGCAGATCGCACAGTTAAGATTGCTTCATTTGCAGCGGTTGAACCATTTTCTGTTACTGAGTCACCGGAAAATGTTTTTGAAGTTCCAGCAATAGCATAATTGGCTACATAAATACTTCCATTGCCAAAAGTATTTGCAGTGTAATTAGCACCAGGAATTACGCCAATTGTTCGATATGCTCCAGTTGTCGAAACTATGCTTGATCCAGACCCATAAAGGCCACGTTCTAAATTAGGATATTCTGTTCCATTTGGAATAATGCCCAATCCAGCACTATTAGCAACATACGCAGTACGAATCGAATAGATAATCAATAAATCAGAATATGTCTGTGGAATGTTACTAAATGTGATATCAGCAGCACCCCCGGCACCAACCGTTACAGTACTAATTAAAGACATTGTTTCGCCAGCCATAATTAAGCCAAAATTCCGTATAGAGCTGCTGACGTTCCAGAAGCTATCGAACCAGTAAAAGGTAACAATGTTATTGTACTAACCGTACTTGTTGAAGCCCATCTTTCAACAGAAGCCGCAACATTTGATGAAGGCACGGAGTTTCTCACTAAAATCATTTTATGCTTATCAGTTGTTGAATAATCCATTATGTTAACTATAAAATCACTAGGATTAGTCGTACTCATACCAGCACTCAATGACAAATAAAAAGCATTATCAGATCCAGTATTGCTACTTCCGCTAGTACCATTTCCATTGATATAAATATTTGTATAATTGACACCTGAATCTGAATTAAGTCTCATAAGCATTGAAGCACCATTACTAGTCGCTTCTTTAGCATTATTAATAACTAATACTAAATCTCGATATGACTGGCTTATAGAACTAAATGTTATTGTTGCAGCATTAGATCCAAGAGTAACATTTGCTAAAGGTGTGTAAGTTGTTGTAGGCATTACTATCCCTTACTTCCATAAAGACTAAACCGCGTAATAGTTGAAAAATTATTCACAGGAAGTTTAAAATCTAAGGTAGTTATAGCCGCAGTTGATGGCCAAAGAGCAGAACCAAAAACAACGTTGTATTGGCCAGTATTAATTGTAGATGTTTTACCCATTAAATATCTAAAAGTTTTGTTTTTAGACGTATTTGTATAATCTGTGATATCAATAATGCCAGTACCAACGACTCCAGCTCCATCTTGTGCACCTGGGATAATTTCTTGAATACTAGACATCACATTTGTAGATACGTTTGTAGAAGTAATACTTCCAGTATTACCATAAATTTGATGTGAATAATAAGTACTAGATGTATCACTATTTGCTTGGAAATAAAGTAAACGACCAGCAGTATTCTCAGCACTTCTAGCTGCAAATCTAACCTGTAAATGCTTATAAGTGCTTGGGATAGAAGTGAAAGAAATTACACCCGATGAACCAGTACCATAAGCAGTACTAATTAATTCATAAGATGCAGGTGCGGCACCTCCGCCAGCACCAGCAGTAGCCCAAATACCTAAAGGTACTGGAGACATTATGCAGTAATCTTTCCAATAACGCGGTAAGAGTTAGCCGCAACCTTTTGAATAGTTGCACCATTGTATTGCTGGTCAATTTTAAAAGTAACCGCTGTACCAGCAGTACCAGCACCAGCCCAAGAAGTAACACCAGTACCCGCTGCCATAATCACAGTACCCGCTGCATCACGAATGATATCAATGCGGTCACCAATGTTGTAAATATCAGGCACAGTAACAGTCATAGCTGCTGTAGCCAAAGAATAGATAGTTGCATTGCGATCAGTAGTTGTTGCTGTGTAAGCAGTTGTAGCAGCCGCCACAGTACCTACAGAAGTTGTCAACTGACCCTGAGAAATACTCTTATTAGTAAGAGTTGCTGTACCAGAAGCGGTAAGAAAAGTGCTGGTGTCAACTAGAGCACCCCAAGTTGAGCCATTATAGCCTTCCCAAACAGTGCCATCAGTACGGTATGAAACCATACCAGCCGAAATACTGGTACCCAAGGCTGATGAACGAGCGGTAGATGAAGCGAACTTCATTACAGTCTGATCCATCAAATAGCCGTTAACATCGGCAGCTGTCAGAACGTCAAGTGCGTTCCAGGTCTTTTTACCCAAACCAGCCATAATTTATCTCCTAATACCCAAGGGTGTTATCTGCATCTAGTCTACCAAAGGTTGGGTCATCCAGAATAAAGTATAGGAAGTCCAAACGAGCCAAACCAAGGGTAACACGATGAATTTGTAAATCAGCACGGTGAGCAATGTTAATAATCTCTACATACTGCTCAATTGCCGGACCAATGCCATTAGGCGTGAATTTCACCTTAATAACATCATTAAGTTCAAGTCCCAAAATCTTATTCTGATTTGCCGGTGATAGGTCATCTAGAATAACCTCAACTGCCTCAAAACGATATTCTGGCTGAGAATACTTATTAGCCAAAAATACGGCCAAAGACTCAACGTCAGCCGTGCTATCCATAATCAAATCAGAAAGTGTCAAATTAATAACACCATAAACACCTTGAGAAGCCAAATCAATAGCCGTAACGGTTGTTCCAGAAACAGCCGATGTTACAACAATCTCATTAGCCAACTGCTCAGAACCATAAGTAATGCGAATATCGCTGTAACCGATACCAGTATTGTCATCAGTTAAAAGCACTGGTGCAGTAATTGGTTGAACAATAGAACGGCTTTTAAAAGTTGCCTTGCCATCTTTAGCAATGAAAAAGGCACCATGCTCGGTCTGTTCAACGAGTTTTAAATAAGACAAAGCGTTTTGATTATCAGGCACAACATTTGCACCAACCGTTACAACACCTGTATCAACTGAGCGATAAGTGCTAGGCCAAGCAACACCAGGATCATCCAAAATAGCATTGATACGTGCACCAGAACTTTGCACAGTAGCAGTACCTGGCGTAACTGTTTGGTTATTTAGACGGTAGAAACCATCTGAGGTAACAAAAGTAACTTCTGAATCACCCTGAATTGCATAGCGAAGATTCCAGTCGTCAATAGTGCCAAAATACTGTTGAATACCATTACTGCTGATCTTGACTTCACGGCGAGGAATAATGTTGCCATAGAATGGGCTGGCCTGATAAGTAGGGTCAAAATAGCGGTTGTAGTTAGTCATCGTGACAACCGCTTCGCCAGATGAGTAAGAGTCAATATCACGGTTTTTACCACGAGTAATTTGAATGTCTTTAACATACTGAGTTACGTCATAGAAGAACGTTCCAGCCAAAGTCCAAGCAGTGTTATTAAGCACACCACGTTCGGCATCATCTAGCACAAAAAACGGGCCGTTGTTACCCGCTAAATCAAAACCAATCTCAATTTTTTGTGTAGGCATTAGAAAGCGTTAGCCTTGTTGTATTGGTTAATGTAACTCTGAATAGTCTGACCCACAATCTTTCCATCCGTACCAAGTCCTGCATTAACAGTAATGTTAATAGGTGCATTTTGCTTTTGAGCCAAATTAGCAAAACGGATAGATTCAGAAGATGAGTAATAATCAGCTGCTGAACCAGCAATTTGCTTGGCAAGAGCATAAGTATCCAACTGTGCAGCTCCTACAGTTAGATTAACAGTACCCATAGTTGGTGCAACTGGAGCAGTTGGCATAGGCAAAGCCAAGTTCATCTTCTCAGCGAACGCAGTAGTGAAAGTATCAGCCAATTTCTGAGCATACTCAACTAGCGACTGCTCTTTAGAAATCATGCCATTGATAAGACCGTCAACTAGATCAATACCAGCCCCATACATGACCTGACCGGACTGTTCAGCAATGTCAGCCCCAACAGAATCAAGTTCAGCAAAAAGACCATTAAGTTCATTAACAGTTCCAGTGCCACCCTCAAGAATGGCCTTAGCAGTAGCACCACCAGCATCAATACCAGCAGAAACAATTTGCTGATAAATGTTCTTATCAAGCCCAAGAGCACGAAGATCTTTAAGTTGCTGTGCGAACTCCTTAGTCTTGGCAAGAGTATCTTTGAACGAAGTAATTAGACCAGCAGAACCACCTGTGACACCCTTAATAACCCTAGAAGTGGCAACCTGAACATTGCCAACCATCTTAGTAATGGTCTCAGTAACATCTGTAGTGTTCTTGGCAAGCAACTCAGTAACGTTACCCATAGACATAATGGTTGACTTAATGTCATCCATAAGACTCTTAGCCAAACTACGGCGATTAACAAGTTCATCACGCTGACGCATGAGATCCTGAATAGTAGTCTGCTCACTACGAGCATAATCAGTTAGAGCCTGAGCTGCATCCTTAAACATGGTGCCATCTGCAACACCCTGGTTAATGGTGTCATAGATGTTAGTGAAAGAATCAATAACTGCTTGCTCAAATTGACCAATTTCACGAGTCGCAACAGCAAGAGGCGAAACAGCAGAAGCCGCATCCTTAAGAGATTTCTTAAGATTGTTGATTGCCTCAACTTGCTTATCATAAGTTTCTTTTAACTTCTCATAAGCCTTAAAAGCCTCATCATAACTATCTTGAGCAGCTTTCATAGCTGCATCATTGGCATCAGCAATCTCTTTAATACCAGTAGCAGTCTTATTAAACTCACGCTGAAGTTGGGCTACACCAGACTTACCCTTAGCAATAATGTTGGCAAAAACCTTTTTCCAATCATTACCAGAACCAACAACCGATTCAATAAATGCCTCAGAAGCACCCAGATTAGCCAATTTAAGGCGAGCAGACTGCTTTGCCATTTCATCAGCAAGATTCTTGTAAAATTCTTTAACAGCATCTTTAGTCTGTTTTGCATTAGATGTAGTTGTTGCAGAAGAAGTTGCTTTATCGAATGCTAATGCTTTAGCCAAGCCAGCATCACCAGCATGACCACTACCAGCAGTCTTACGGCGATAATTTGCATCATTTGTAACCTGGGCAATGCGGTTAATAACTGCCAAAATTGGATCAAGAAGTGGCTTAAGAATAGTTGCTTGGTCAACAAAATCAGTAAACCAAGTCATTAACTTGGATTTACCATAATCCTTATCAGCATTATCCCAAAGGGTTGAGAACCAATCAATGATTTCTTTAATACCCTGACCGAGATGTGTAAATAGGTCAACAAGTAGTTCAATTGCAACTGCAAGAGTAGAACCAAGAAGTTGAATAATTGGTTCAAGAATATTAACTAACTCAGCAAAAGCACTAATAATGTCAACAATTAAAGTAATCAAAGGATTGATAATTGGAGTCAAATCTTCAATTATCTTGCCAATAGCCGAAAATGCTTCTTGAAGTTTAGGGCTTGAATCCTCAATTAAAGGAGTCAAAGAGTGCATCAAGTTGGCAATGGCTGGTGTAAGTTCACCACCTACAGCTGCTTGCATATTGCTAAATACGGCAGTTAGTTTTTTCTGCTCAACGAACAAAGTGCCTGACTGACGAGCGAAAGCACCGGCGGCATCTGCTGAACGGCGGAACAACTCCTCCATACGCACAGTTTGTTGAGCGTTAAGAAGTTCCTGACCAGTTAGATGACCAAGACCCTTAGCTGCAACCAAAGCATTAACCTGCTGTTGTTTAAGAGCAACACCAAATTTTTCAATCGGGTCATATTCACCACGGAACAACGCAGTCATAGCGGTCAATGCTTCAGACGTGTCATAACCGTAAGTAGTTGCTAGGTCTTGAGCAAGAACTGTAAGTTTCTGAGTCTTATCAGCAACCTCATCCATAGGTAGACCAGCCTGTTTAAGAACTGATCCCAAGAATGTTGCTGTACGAGCCGCCTCATTCTGGCTAATACCCATGCTAGAAGCACCTTTAGCAAAGGCTTCCATTTGAGGAGTAAGAGCACCAAAAACGGTAGTTAGAGCGTTCATGTTACGCTCTAGATCGCGGGCCTCAGTAATTGCATCGCCAGCAAAACGAACCGCACCTTGCAATGCTTCAAAACCTACAGAAGCACCAAGAGCCTTAGCACCAAGAGACTTTAAAGTGCCTCCAAGAGTCGCTAATTGACCCTGAGCTGCTTTAATACCAGCCCCATTAAAGGTGGAGAGAATAGGTAAAATTACAGCCATTAGGCGTTCCTCTGAATCTCTGCGTTAAGTCGTTGTGCAGTTTGCTCAATAAGTTGGTACATTTCAGCATTAGCCTGTGGGATTGCTGACTCAGCCGAAGGCCAAATAACACGAGAACGGTTAACTTGCTTACGTGCTGGACTACGATCCATAGCCGAAACCATGTGCTTACCCTGACCATTTCTCAAGTGAGAACGGGTACCAGTTTTAGACCGACTATAAGGATATTGTTTAGTTTGACGACCATCAAATTTACCACTGTTATGAGCAGTATCAAAAATAGCCACAGCTGGAGACATAGCCCAAACTGAAACCAAAGAAATGCCTTTTTTACGCATACGAGTATCTACACGCAACTGAGTTGTTTTAGGAGCAATATGCCCACCCCAAGTCAAACGACCTGGCTCAACCTTAGGTTCCATACCCCTAATAGCAAAACGATTAGAGATACCCTGTTGAATTTTCTTTTCAACCGGACGACCAATTCTTGTAGCATTTCTTTTAAGTTTGTCAATAGTGGCAGGTTCGATTTTACGTGTTTCACGAATAAGGAAACGCCAATCGGTCAACTGCACTTCTATGCGGTCACCAGCATTAACCTTAATAGTTTTAGCCACGAATCCCTACCAATCTTTATAACTATTCTACCCGCAAAACGAAAACCCCCTCTTTCGAGGGGGCTTCGTTAACGAGCGGTTGCTTTAGCAATGAGCCAACGGTTCATTGTCCAAAGCATACGATCATCCAGCAGCATCAACTCACGCGGAGAAATGCCAGTTTCGCAAGCTAGGCCAGCGATAAACCAATGTGCTGAAGTCTCGCCCAGACCAACTATTTTGGGTCGATTTCACTCGCTCCCACAGTAACAACTGTGTCTATCCAAGCATCGAACTCCAGAGCGGTAGCCTTTGTACGCTTCTCTGATGCCCATGCTAGGTAAAGCAAGTGAGTCAACTTAGTTTCTTCACCAAGTTTGGTGACGCTTAGGTTGAACTTTGTTTCAAATGCAACTAGATCACTTGCTGAACAAGTAATTTCTTTTGCACCTGTTGAGATGTATTCAATGCGTAGATTGAGTTTCAATTTATGTCCTTAATTAAGCAGTTGCTTTGGTAATCGCACCTGAGGTAGGCCACGATACTGACACGGTGCTGAGGTCGCCCACAGCTCCAGCTACTGGAGACCAGTTGTTCACCAAAACTGTTGCTGTATAAGCAGGTGTTGTTGATGAAGCAGCAGTACCGTTACCAGCGATGATAACAGCAGTTGCGATTGATCCCAATAGTGGGAAAATGGTTGCTTCAACTGAAGCAGACGCATAGTCCTGGTGGAAGTCGA